GTATGTACCTGCTCTAGACCTTGTTGGTTTTAGTACTGATCCTGAAACTGACATGAAGTTCCTGTTCCAGATTACAGCCCTCCCAGAGGGTATTGATACTGCATTAGCCACAAGGGCTTACAACGTACAGTCCTTTGATCCTGATGTAGATTCTGTAGTTGTTAGCTCTATTACGCTAGGCCGCACAGAAAGTGTCACACTTGATGCTCGTGGTACAGGTAGTGCTAAGTCTGTAGAGGCTAATCCTTCTAATCAAATGAAAGATGGCCTTGCTCGCATACGTCGTATGCTGGATAGCGGACGATAGTATGAGCTTACAAACTCGTACCTTTGGTAAACCTACAACTTTAAACGATATTATTGAAAAGACTATTACAGAGCTAGCTAAACATGAGCTTCTTACAGGTGCAGCAAATATTGTAGGACCAGACGGTCGTTTAGTTAAACCTGTAAAGTTTAGAAACTTTTCTGGTGTAGAGCTTAAAGAACAGGGATTAACAGTTTCTGTTTATCCGTACTACTACGAAGGAACAAGCAGGCCTACACCAGAGTCTAAAAATGCAAGTGTATCTTTAGTACCATACGGGCTGATTGGACCTGATCCACAAAATCCTATACGAGCCATCGATATGGCTACGGCAAATATAAAAATACGACTTGATATGCTTGGCTATACGCTTGATACAAAGAAACAAGCAAATACAAGCCTTGGTCAACGTGGATTATTTGGTACTAACCTTGGTGTACAAACTTTTGAGTTTAATTATGCAGAACAAATACTTAGAGATTACGCCGAGTATATAAGGCTTGCCCTGTCTAACGAACTTTTTAATTTAGGTGGATTAATTAGAGGTTCCCAGGTAACCTGGATTAATCATATATCAACTACATGGGACCAGGGCGGAAGCCTTATTTTGCATACAGCAGAATTAATGTGGCAAGTATATTACAATCCACTACGTTCTTGGAAAACTGATGGCATCATTCGTGGAAAGGATATTTTAATTGGATCACTAGAAGCTAATGGCCATCCTGTATTTTTTAGACCAGCTCTTGGTACGGTACTAACTGGTTTTGGTCAGGTATTTTTAAATACCCCTACTAGACAGCCGCTTAGCTGGAGATCTTGGCGTGTTTCCGAGGATGATGGTATAAGTACTCTCTATAATCCACAAACTAATCAACCGCTCTCAACAGAAGCTTTGTATGGACCTGGTACTACAAAATCATTTATTAACCTAGATCTTTTACCAGTTGGTGTGCTCACACTAGGCGATATTCCGCTATACTTTAACAAGATAACAAATCAATTATTCACTTATGACGGTAGCCCGTTTACACAAATTCCCGGCCCAAATGCAAAGTTGGTAAACGGCGCGTTAGACTTAACTGATAAATCTCAGTGGATCTCGGTGTCTTGGAATTTGGAAAAGTTTCACTTGGTGTATGGAGTTGGTCATCCAAAAGTTGGGGAACGTGTTGATCCTTCTGATATGATTAATCCAGCAACCAATGATTTGTACCTGATTACAGGACAGGTATACGGACTAAACTTTGAAACTCGTCGACCAATTCGAGAGTTTCTGTTGTTTGATTCCCCTAATCCAAGCCCCCAATAGGAGGAAGGTTACCATGGCTGATATTTTCCCAAATATCTCATTTGATGAGAGCGACGTAGGCCCTAGGCCTGTTGCACCAGTTTCCTTTGCCCGTATTGGGGTTGTAGGGGAATTTACAAAAGGTCCTAACAACCAGTTTGTGTTAGTTGATACACCTGAAAATTTAGCAAAGATTTTTGGTACTGACACAAAGAATGGTTCTATTGCAATTCAAACTGCAATGGACCAGGGCGCTCGGGACTTTGGTGTCCGACGTGTAATGGGACAAGCTCGCCCCGCAACAGGCTATCTGCGTCCTGTGTTAGATGGTGTTGCAACTGCAAGTGGCAAGGTTGTATTGATGTCTACAGGATATGTAGTTCCTGTTTTAGGAGAAGGCGTTACTTCAAAAGAAGATCTAGCTCAAGACATTGTTACTGCAGTTAATGCTTTTAACTTTGGATTTATGCGAGCTTCTGCAGCTGGTAACGTTGTAAACCTTCAATCATCAATCGATGGTCTTCCACTAGCTCTTCGACTTGTAGATCGTAACCAGCCTGGTAGTGTTGTTGCTAATAGCGGTATGAAGTTTATGCTCCCAGATGGTGCTGAACTTCTTCCAGATAGCTTGGTTAGGCTTTCTGGTAGCAACTTGAATTTTGCGGTAGAGTACGACCAGTCTGCAATTTCAAGCGACTTAACAGTTACTTTAGGGTCGTCAGTAGCTAATGGAAACTTCGTAACCGCAAAAGTTGGACTTACTGAGGCTACTGCTACTCGTCAGGATGCACAGTCTGTAACTGTAACTCCCGCAGCTATTGCCGAGGGTGAAAAGGTCTCAGTAACTATTGGTGGTATTAATGTTCAATCAACTCTTAAAACCAGTAGTAATACTATTAAAAACCTTATGGATGATATTCGGACAAACTTTACACAAAAAAATCCAGTTTTTCTTGCACAGGGAAATGTAACTTTAACCGTTGCTAATGATGGTGTTTTAACAGTAGCTGCAGTGGCTAACAAGTCATTTGCTAACATTAGTATTACGGCTTCTGTGATACCTGCAACAGGTAGCCCTTCTCCTACTGGAACGGCGACTCTTAACAATCCTGGTGTTTTAAAACCTGCATTAGTTACTGTAGCTGCCCTAGTTGCAGACCTAAAGCGTCAGTTACAGGAAGCACGTTCCGACTTAAATTTTGTAGCAAATGCTGGTGTCCTAACAGTAAGTCCTGCTCCTGCTGCACCAATGAGTGCTGATGTTACTCTTAGTGCAAAGGTTTCCGCAAACGTAACTGCAACCTGGTCTAATTCTAAACTTTTTAAGCCTGGAGGTGCCGTAAAGCCGTTCCATCTCCACATAATGCTAGGGGCAGAAGCAGACGTGGTTCAGGGATCTACTACTGCAGAGTCTCTTGCCGCAGCTCTATCCCAGAGCTTGAATAGTCGGGGTCTAGGTCTTACAGCAACTGTACGACCAGTTTTAAACGAACTTGTACTTACAAGTAGGTTTTTAGGTGCAGAAGGCAATGCCTCACTACTAAATGTTGGACTTTATCAGTCTGGCAGTTTGTCGACAATTGGTTCACTAGGTATGAAGTACCGTTCCGGAGCACCAAATGCCCTACTATCTGACCTATCAAATGGTTTAAGCGTTTTACTTCAAGGCGGTGAAGATGGCCCTAAAAAGGGACATGTTGTAATTAGCCGCCGTAAGTTTGTTCGCGCTCAAGCAACAGCAACACTTTCGTGGGCTAGTAACAACGTTCTTTTAACGCTGAATTCTGGTGAAGTAACAATTAATGGAGTTACAAAATCTTTAGCTGCAGCTACCTGTAACCCAGCAGTAGGAGATAACGGTAGTAACTATGTTGTTGCTGAAATTGACGCATCAGGAAATTTAGTAATTAAAACTGTAAATCAAGCAGTCCGTGATCAGGTTGTTATTGGCCAGTATACTCTAACTGGTAATGCTGCCCAGAATAACCTTGGCTCTTTTAGCACTGAAGTATATGGTAAGGCTGTAAATGGGGATGTACTAAGGATTGAAGCTGCTTCTGAAGGGATATGGTCCAATCTTGCAAAAGTAAGTGTATTGAAGGACAATGGGCTTATCTCTCTGACCGCTACTTATAACGGTGATGTTGAGATCTTCCAGTTTGACTTGAAAACTTCTTTAGACGGCAGCAAGCCTTATCGAGTTGTTATTCCTACAAGCCAATCAAATTACATTAAAGCTATTTATGTAAACCCCCTAGATGATGCATTGGATGATGATATTCATGCTGTATCAGATCTACCATTACTAGGTGGTCAGGATGGTCCTCCACCAACATTTGAAGACTATCTTCGTGTTCTGGACGCAATTGACTCAGATTCAGTAAATATTTTAATTGCTTCTGGAAATACACACCCAGGAGTTCGTCAGAAGCTTATTGAAAAAGCTGCAGCATCTAATGAAATTAACGGACTTCGAATTGCAGTACTAGCAGCTGATCGCAGGTTATCTGCTTCTCAGGCGCAGTTACAAACAGCTAATCTTGATAGTCCTTATGCAGTCATGGTTGGTGGATGGTCTACATATTCTAAGCGTTCAGATCTTGCACCACTGTCTACACCACCAGACGGTTTCTACGCTGGGCATATTGCTGCTATGCAGCGCTTTGAAGCTTCACCAGCTGCGCGTACAAGTGCAGCACCATTTACCGGAATTTCTGCAGTAGACATTCCTGTAACAGGCAGCCAGGCTTATAACGCATATACAAAGGCCAGGCTGGAAATGATTATTCCAGATCAAGTATCCGGTAATTTCCACTGCCTAAATGGTAGGAGCCTATCTTCAGACCCGGCATGGAATTGGATTGCACTCCGTAGGGTTTATAACTTTATTCGGGGTACAACCTTCCAGGCTCTGCAGTTTGCAAAGTCTGAACCTAATAATAGTCAGCTACGTTCAACAGTTGCAGGAACAGTAGATCAAATTATGTACATGTTGAAACTACAAGGTCGAATTGATGGATTCCAGCAAACTAAGGTTGACTCAGAAAACAATACACCAAACATGATTGCTCAAGGTATGTTAAGGGTAGATATGTTCTTTACCCCGGTGTACCCAGCAGACTTTATTACAGTAGGCTTACATAGAGTAGTACCTGTTTCAGTTACTGTTCAAGCTGGACAATAATTAGGAGAATACAGTAATGTCAAATAATATTCTTGACCCTATTCAGGGGTTTGACGTGGATGTTAGTATTACTGCCATTGGCGGTCCAATCTTAGTTGGCCGTTTTACATCCATTCTAGTACGTGTTGTCAACGTTACGGAAACATACTTAGAACTTAATCAACGTATCCCACGACACCTAGACGGTGAAGTTAATATTGTTTGGCAGTGTGAACGCGGTATGTTAAATACAAAAGTTTTACAAGACACTTTTGGATTTTTTGATAGCAATAGTATTAGTAGAAATAATAAAATTAAACGTGCTCGTCGATTTACTATTACCTTTAAAGTAGGTGTAGAGAAAGCAGACTTTGTAGATGACCAGATGGCTAACCAGCATGGACAGGTTAGGTCTGGTGGTCCAACATCTTACATGTTGCAGTTTTGTAAAGTAGACACAATGTCTTTTGGTGCAACATCGGGTCGTAATATTGTTGCAAACCAGTGGCAGGGCACTGCTGAAGGTATCACTATTAGTTAAGTAAAATTATTTAAGCCCCCGGTAGCTTTACCGGGGGCTTATTTTTTTTTGCTTTCGTGTGATACTATATAAGTAGTATCTAGTATTATCTAGAATTAGGAGTTACAGCTATACATGGGATGGGTTCCAAATAGTAAGGGTGGTGTTAACTATTCTTATGTTATGAGTGATAGTGACCACACTCTACCAAACTCATCTGAAACTGTACCGACATGTATTGTTGTGTGTACGCAGCCACAATACAACGCGCATACGGCTTCTGGTATAAAACCTTTAGGTGGTTGGAAAAGAGTCTTTCACTCAAATACAGCCTGGAAAGTTTTGAATGCTCGAGTTCAGCTTGTAAGGTATTACGCAGCATCATCTGCAAGAATAGCACTTGGTATAGATTTACCTTTTCTTGAAAGTCCCATACCAGCACCAGGATTAGAGTACTCTGGAACTGCACCTAAAGAGTTTGATGCTCGTAGATATAGTTTGTTTGGTACTGAATCAGGTACTAAAGATGACCCATACACACAAGAAGTTCGACCAGAAATGGAAATCGAAATATGGATGGGGTACTTATCTAAGTTTGACGAAGTAGGAAAATATGTAAGTCTTACATATGAGGTAAATCCAGTAAAGTTTACTAAAGTATTTACAGGGGTTATTGATACAGTAGACCTTAAACTTGGTAGAGGAGACAGTCCTGCAGATGGTGTAAATTGTATTATTACTGCGCGGGACAGAATGCGGTTTTTAATTGATACAAAGATTTTTGGTGGCATAACAATACCTGGTCAAGATTTTACTACAGGTGTTGATCGAACAAAAATTGTACAAACACTTATAACCCAAGGTAGTAATGGTGCTTGTACACCAGCAAGCGAGTTATTGTTTCATCCCAGCGGAAGACCTCCTATGAAACTTTTTGGTGGGGCTACTGGGGTTACAAAGGAGCATACAGGTGCACTTGCTAACGGAGCCTCTCCTTACGCTTTGCTAGATCAGTTTCCTGTGGATGCTATTAGGTGGTTTTCAAGTATCGAGACAGTTCCCAGAGAACTGTACTGTGACCCTAACACAGGTAATATAGCCTGGTCTTGTAGACTTCGTGGGGAGCCTTATAAGCGAACTAAAGATGCTTCTCTGTTTGGCGGAGGTGTGGGTATTAAGTCAGCTGGAGCTGCTAGCTACAACTTGGATGGTTTAGCTAGAGCTATCAAACTTTATAACAATTACGTTGGTACAGAAACTTATGCACCTATAACAGGATTCAAAACATCAAATAAAATCGATGAAAAAACCGCTTATGAATGGGCAAGTAAAATTATTCAATTAAGTCAACAAGCGCGTAGTCCAAAGTTTTTGGATCCGATTACATTTGCTGCACAAATTCAATTGGAAAGCCAGTGGTTGCACTACAAAGACGGAGAGGTTAATACTTCAAATGCCGGCGCTGTAGGCCTTGCACAAGTTATGCCTAACGCGAAGAGTGGTTTAACTGGAGTAGATGTATCTCTTTTAAAGAGTAATCCTCTCTATAACTTAGAGATGGGTTGGCAAGTCATGGTTAACAAAGCTCGAGCTAAATACTTTAACGGTCAAAGCATTGAAGATTTATATAATGCTGGAAAATTATCTACAGAAAATGCTCTTATGTTTACACTAACACTATATGTAGGCGCGGGTAATATAGTTCCTGGAACAAAAAAACCTCAATTTATATATGTTGTAGAGCAAGAACTCAGAAGCAATCCTGGAAAACTTTCTTTTGATACAATTATTTCTTCTTCAATTATTACAAATACTGAGACTAAGCGGTATGCAAATAATATCAGGGCTAGGCGATCATCTGCAGTTTATCCACCCACAAAAGAACTATTGTGGTTACCACTTTATAATGGTTGGCTGGCTGCTGAAAAATCCCGAACTACTGGAACTGATGCATCAACTGTAACTACTGTTGCAATAACTGAAGATATTTCTGTATTACGGGGCGAAGATAATCCTTGGATATTATCTTATAAAAAAGTTGGGACAGAAATTAGTTCGGGTGATCCTAAAAGAGATCCATTCGAACTAGTTAGATCTAAAGATCGTAGAGCACCAATTACTTGGGGTGATCCTACAAGGGATCCATTTGAACCCGTTACTAATAAAATTAAACCTAATGTACTTTCTGCACATTCAAGTTGGTCTACTTTAGGTATGGTTACAAGATTTACTCTAGTTACACCTCAACACAATAATAGTGCGGGTGGTAAAGCAAAAATTAGTGCAAGCCAGAGTCTTTTTGGTACACCAACAATCTCAGGAATTACATATGAACAAGCTATGGCACTAACAAATGATGCAACATCTTACGGTGCAGCTACTGCATCAACAAGCGCAGCAGCTAAGAAAGAATCAGCTTTTGCAGAGCCACCAGTTCCTAGCGAAAGCACCATTGATATAACTAATCCTGGGCTTTTAGGCCCAACTACAGCACAGCCACTTAAGTTTGTAAGTAAACTTAGACTACCGATTCGAAATAGATTTCTCTGGGATGAGACTTCTGATGAAACGGTAACAACAAACACTATGGACTTAATCTTGAATGCAATGATTAATGTACATGGAAAAGATTTACATACAGCAGATTTCATGGTTCCGCTAAATCCAGATATGCGACCAAGCCATATGGTGCGTTTAAATAATATGGGGTTTTTTGACAACCACGTAATGCGCTTAGAGGGCGTCATCCATATGTTTTCGTCGGGTGGCGTTCAAAATGGTTGCGTAACTATGGGTGTAGTTGTAGATCCACAAGGTTCATTTGATCCGCGTAAGTTGCCTGCACACTTGCAAGAGATTCTTAGATTACAAAATAGTGCCCTAGATGTTTCAGCTTTGAGTAGAGATCCGGCTCTAGATTCAGGTGATCTTAATATTCCTATAGATAATCTTGTTAAACCTATAAATGTATCAAAGATAAGACAATCTTCTTATATACGTTATTCAACAGAATTAATGGTACTATACGCCCATGCTGTGTTAGCTAAAGAGCTAGAAGAACTAATAGCTGCTTATGAAATTTTTACTTATCAATATTTATGTTGGACTTTAGGAAAACCTATTACAGAATTCAAAGAACCTTTAGTTGATTCTGAAAAAGTTTCTGCAGGGAAGTTTAATTATAAATATGGTGTTCATTATACAAGTGCCGTTAATGAAGTATATCGTAAAGCTAATAAATTAGTAGAAAAAGTAAAAGCAGCAAATCCACCACTTCCAAAATCTGTTGCTGAGTATTTTTTAGATGCAAATAATCAACCTATACAAAAGTTTTTGTTAAACCCTGAAGATATACAACTTTTTAATGAGGTAATGGAAGAAAACAGACCAATTATTGAAGCAAGGAATGATTATGATTTTATACCACCCAGAATGGTAGTATGGCCATTTGATTTTGCTAGCTCAAAAGCAAATGAAACTATTTTAAAAATTTTAGGAACGTTTACAGGACCAGCAGCTGCTGGGGTAGCACTTTTTATAAGATCTACAGCTACTGTAATATACAATTCTATCTTAGCTGCAATTTTTGAAACTGGTACGGCTGCTCTTAGAGTTGTTTTAGGTGGCGTACTAGGTATTATTATATTAAGTATTTTAGGGTGGGATGCAGGAAAGTTTATAGGTGGCTATCTTGATACAGTAACTGTACTTTTTTCAGATTATGAGAAAGCCTTAAATCAAGCAATTGAAATAGCAATTAATAATACCGAACCTGGTAAAGGTTTAGAAGACCAAGCAGAAACATTTTTGTATACACCAACTCAAAAAGAATTAGTTAAGTATTTTATATATGTTGCTGAAAGACAACACGTTATAGAAATGAGAAAAAATTTTCCTATCTTATACAAGCAAATCGATCCAATTATTGTTTATTTGAATGGAAAAATAGCAGATCTTAAAGCAAAGATTCCAGGATTAATTAATTCTGAAAAAGCAGGAGAATCTAAGTTTATACCTAGTAGAATACCTACGCGTGAAGAACCAAAACTACCGTTTGGGGGATACTAGAAGTTACATATATGGATCAAAACTTTTTACGCGGATTAGGTCTTGAGCAATTCAAGACCGTTGTAGAGAAAAAACAAGAATCTAGTACAACCCGATTTGGGATTGTAGAGTCTGTTAATGTCTTGGAAAGTTTTGCGATTGTAGCTGTACCAGGTGGTGATTCAGATTTTAATACGGTTGAGGTAAAACTCCTTAACGTCTCTGAAAACGCAGAAGACGTTGTAGACGGCGAAGTCAAAACCGTAAAGTCTAACTTCACAAGGTATAGGGCAAGGATGCCTGAGCCTTTAGAGCCCGGTACACACGTCCAAATAACGTTTATTTCAGGGCGGATTGAGCCAGTCATTACTAGTGTAATACCCGTCTTAAAAGACGATATAGAGCCCCCTACGAAGTACATAGCTGTGGACAAAGACGGTAATGGCTTTAGGTTTTTAGATGGTGGTTCAGACACTTACTGGACAAAGCAGAATGCAGCTCGAGGCTTTAGATTTGCACCTTACAGTCAAAATGCTGTAGGCGGAAAGATTGTTGTAGCAAATGGGTTTAAGCTGAAAACTCTTTTAAACCCTAAAACACCGTCAAGTCAAGCTATCAAAAACGCTGTCAAAGATAGCACCCCAGCTGGTATTTCACCCTGGGTTGATAAAGATGGGGTGGGTCATGTTGGTATGTTTGGAGACATCATTCATAGTCTTGCAAAAGAAATTGATGTATTTGCTTTAGGCTCTAGTCAACCTGTATCATCATTTTTAAAAGATCCCCTAAATGATTTAGTAGAGTCCCTTGACTTAGAAGTTAAAACTAATTTAGAAAATTTTCTATTTCCAGAAAAATTTGAATTTAGAGTTTCACCACTAATTTATGAATTAGCTATAAAAGAAGCTGCTGAATTTAAATTAAAATCTAAAGGCTACTTTTCTGTTATTGAGCAATCCGATATATTTTATACAAATAAAACTGAAGATAGTAAAACTTTACTAAACTTTGTAAGAACTAATTACAAACCTACAGATAACTTTAAATACTTAATTGCTGGAGCACTCACAGCGGGAGTTTATACTGAGGGTTTAAATGTAAGCAAAATTGGTGGATCTTATTTTCCATCAACAGCACTTGTAGGAAATTTAAATAGCTTTGACCCAGCTACTTCTAATAACTTAAATTGCCTTAATGGTTTAAATGGTTACGGATCTGCTTGGATTAATTTAATTGCTGCACTAAGACTTTCACTGTTATATAACTCACAGGCAGTTGGATTAAAAACGTTACTAAATTCATACCCACTAAAGCTTTATAAAATAAAAAATGCTTCTATAAGTACTATTGAAAATAATGTAGATTTATTTATACATGAAAATATTTTTGGATTTAATGATATAAATTATAAAGAAAGTATGTTAAGTGATAGATCAAACTTTAATAAGTTAGCTGGATTTACAGGATATACTTTATCACCAAATAATAAAAAACAATACACTTATGCAGATATAACACATGCAAATTTAAAAGAAATATCTACCTCAGCCGAGGGTTGGTTAAAAGCGAACAACTTTTATGTACCAAATGTAGCAGCTTTAAAAGATACATCTGGAAAAAGATTTCTTGATCGTTTATACCTTGATACAACCGGTATTAGTCACACCACAAATAGTTTGAAGTATGGCGTTGCTGGTGGTTATACAGCCCAGGTTCGTACACTAGTACAAGAAATTTTATACATTATAAAAGAATACAACTCTGATATTGAAGCATTTACGGGCCGTGTAGGTTCGCCGTTTAAATCTAATACAACAGCACTAAAACTAGTAGATAAGCTTGGTAAAAGTGGTCAGGTTGTTTCTCAGCTATGGACTAGTAGTTTTATTATTTATCTTATGCTTAGGCTTTTTAATGGACAGCCTGGTAAAGAACTAGCTCAAACATTTTTAAGTACATATGCTGGAAAAACTTCAGCTGTATCAAAACAAGAATTTTTACAAATTTTTCAAACTTATTTGGGAGACATATCAGATCCGCTGGCTTTAAAATGGTGGACTACAACAATTGAACGATACACATTTGTTGCAAATGCATTGGCTAAATCTCAGGTTTACTGGAGGGTATAAATGGCTAATCTAGGAGAATTTAATAAGCTATTAGATGCTACTAGTATATTTAGTAATTTAAGCTTTAACCACCAGTCTATTAGTAATTATCTTAATGCGCAGGTAGCAGTAGTAAAAAACTCTGCTGAGCAACTTGTGAAAGGTTATTCAATTTATGGCCTTGAATTTAGTAATATAGGTAATATTTTGACAGACAATATCCCTGGACTTAACTCACCTAATACAAATCTTGCTTTACCTGATCCTACAAAATTAGTACCGCAGCCTGAAGCTGGACCCAGTTTACAAGAGCGTATTACTTTTTACGGGCATACTCCACCCCAAAGTAGTAGTGCAGATGCTATTGTAGGTTCAGAGCTCCCTACCGTTGAGGGTGTTGGATCTGTATTAGCATGTACACCACATCCACAGCATAGCTACAAACTAAACTCAAATCGGGTTATAAACCGCACAGGAAAGCAAAGACCCGATTCAGGGACATAAATGAATTTAGATACGTCAACAAGTACAATCAGAGCCAAAGTATTAAGCCCTGATCCTAGTGTGCTGGATACTGTACAAACTGCAACAAACTTAGTACAGGACTTGAAAGCTTTACAGCTTCTTCAGGAATACTTGTCTAAAGTTAGTTCAGAAGCAGCTAATACAAGTAATGATGTTATTGAAAATCCCGCATCTTCTCTAAAGAAATACACACAGCAAATGAGGAACTTTATTTGTGGCTATGTCTTAACCCATGATGAGACACTCAGCGCAATGTCTGAAATACCGGCATCAAAGCTGTACGCTGAGCCTGAGACAAATAAAAATCCAATACATTTTGAGAGCGTGCTTGCTAACCCGTTACTGGTACCAGCTATACCTGGAAACTTATTTTACATGGCTTGTGGTGATAATCTGCAACAACATAATTTAGATTTATACACAGCCTATACACTAGCAAAAAATCTTCCTGAAAATTCTAATACAACTAGCTCACAGATAATTGCAAATCTTTTACCGTACTACCCTGTACCAGGTTTACGCTCAGGCACAAATCAAATTCCACAGACCTTACTTGCTCGCTGGGCAAGCCTTATTGATATGAGTGCAACTAATAGCTGGATACTTGATGGACTTACAGTATCCACTGAACTTGCAGAATTAGTTGCAATTATTGGTTTACGGACTGTTGTAAACTACAAAGCTTTTATGTGTTTAAGACAACTTGATAAGGCCCTAGAAGAGATTCCACATAATGTAGCAACAGCCATGAAGAGCCTGTATCAACAAGCTGGATATACAAGTCACCCACAGGTTTGGTTATCTAACCTAAAATCTACTTTAAAGAACCCTACAAGTATATCTACAATACTTATGGAATATTTTACACATAAAAGAATATTTGATGAGTATCAAGATACTTGGAATAGTTTGTCGTCAGTGCCAAGTAACTCTAATACAACCCCTAATGAACTTATTTCTGTTTTAAGCGAAAACTCATCTTATAATGACGCAGCAGTAAAAAGTTCAACATATGTAAATAATTTACTAAGTATTTTATTAAGTGCTTATGGGGGTTCAACAAGTTTAAATAATACTCAACGTTTTGATTTGTTTGAAACTACTTTTGAGACTTGGAAAAATACGATAAATAGTTTTGGTGGTGTTACAGGTGCAGAAGGTTTAATAGCTGTTGTAGCAATTAATCAACTTGAAAGAATTTCTAATTACAGTGCTCTTCCCACAGCAAATGACGAGACTTTAACAAGTTTGGGTCAAGAGGGTTTAGAAATAACTAAGTACCTTTCAAATACCCCTTTTCTTGAAGATGCTTTTGCAGGCTTAGCATCATGATTAGTGATTCAAAAGTAATCAAGTTTGGCTCTGCAATGGCAGAACAAGCTAAATCAAACTCAATACAGTCTATAGGGTTGATGGCTTCTGTAGAAAAGCCTTTGGCAGCCACACTTGTTTCAGATGCATCAGCCGGTACAAAACAGATTCCGCCTGAAGATGCTCATCCCGAAGTTTTGCAAAAACTTAAGATAGAGATATCTGCAAACCTTCAAAAAATTCTTGCTACCGAAGCCGAGGGCGTTGCATCTAGTGACTACAACGGATTTATTGATCTTATAAACAAGCTTGCTACAGTCAATGCTAAGTCTTATAACGAGCCTCTTATTCGTATTAGGAACAGTCGGGGTCAACTAGCTGATGTAGTGAATACAAACGCTGTACACACCGCTACAGGCAATCAGACAACAATACTGTCAGGTAATGACATAAAGGTCTTTAGGAGCCTCCTGTGGCGCGGTGGGACAGCTATGCGCTGTGAAGCACCCCTTATTACGGATAGCGCCCATACGAGGCTTATATTCGCTCATATGCTACTACAGCAGGCAGACCTATTAACCCAGCGAGCACAGAACTTATTATCTACTGTAAAGGGGGTTTATAGTGTGTCTGCTAGCGATATAACTTTATTGTCAAACGAAAAGTTTCATGTTTCTGCTGATACCGCAGAGGTAGTAGCCTCAACTAAAATTAAAATATCTAGTGAGGGTGAACTTGAGATAAGAACAAATAATGACATTAGTGTTATTTCTCAAGGATCTAATAGTAAAATTGTAGTACAAGCTAGCAGAGTTGATGTAAACCCAGTTATACCTGTTGCTAGTGAAATCATTACAACACACGAAGCAACTGGATTACCTACAGGCACAGCATCTAAAGTTAAAAAGCATATTGAATTACCTCAATGGGAAGGAATGAGTCCAATCCCTGCTTATGTGTTTCCTGGCGATGAAGTGGCATTTCAAAGCGAGGCTAATTAAATGGCATTAGATCCTTTCAGCGATTTGTTACTTCAAAAAGACAACAGAATCATAGCCTCAATACCCGTAGATGAAATAGACTTTGACATAAAAGATGGTGACTTGGCTTTAGCTAGTAACGAAATTAACGTAAAAGAGAGTTTGATTAGAAGGCTTAGAACTCCGCTTGGAGCTTATCAAGCATTAGTAGTAACCTACACAGAAGCGGGTTCAAAAAACTGGGTTTATTACGATAGCACCTATGGCTCTATGTTACATACCTTTATATCTGAGCCACTTACAAATCATTGGGTAAAGAATTTTACTGATACAGTAGTTAGGGTAATTTCTGAAGATACGCGCATCTCGGTAACTGACATAAATCTGGACATTGTTGATATATCCCGTGGAAAGATAAACTTGTCTATTACGTATGAAATTACCGGCGTAGAGTCTGAGCAAACTATTCGTATTGGGTCAAATGAGTCTAGCTCTTTGAGTATTAGTTAGGGAACAATAAGTATGCCAAAAGAATTTGAGTCAAAAACTTTTAAAACCATTAATCAGGAAATGGTTGATACCCTTGTATCACAACAACAGGGCAATACAAAAAAGTTAACCGACTTCAGTGAAGGATCGATTATTGGAAGTATATTTAGGTCTATTTCTTCAACAATTTCTGGTATGTGGTCAGAGCTCGAAAGTTTAATAGATGGATTTTATATTGAAACTGCTACAGGAGATCTATTAAAAAGGCGGTTTAGAGATTTTGCATTTGAAATGAAAACCGGTACACAAGCTAGTGGAACTGTTTTAGTAGTTAGAGATCCTGGTGTTAGTTTTACAGCAGATATTGATATTAATAGTTCTTTATTTTTTACTGGAAATTATAACTTAGAGTTTGTTGTTATAAGTGGTTCTGATACTAGTGTTTTTGGACCAATTAATGATATTAGAAATAGTAAAACATTAAGTGTTAGATGTACATCAAAAACGTCTGAAGCTAATTTACAGGCGGGTACTACTTTAGTTTCAAATAATCCAACTTATAGCGGTTTAAAGTTTATTGTTGGTTCTAATATAGATAGTTCTGGAAATGTTTCTGGTAGTCCGCTAAGTAATGGCTTAGACGATGAAACAGATGAAGAGGCAAGAGAAAGGTTTAAAACTTATATTCAAAACCTAGGTAAAGGTACTGTAGAAATTATTGAAGCATCTGTAAAATCTGTAAGTGGTGTCAGAGCTTGTACTGTTTACGATAATAGTAAGGTAATTAACAACAGTATTGATGGCCCTGAAACAAGTAATAACTTAAGAAAATACCCAGGCCATATTGTTGTACAAGTGCAGCCTTCTAATATTCAAGAAGGTTTAGCACTTATTGAAGCAAATATTGTTAACGCTATTGAAACTAATAAAGCGGCTGGAATTGCTTATGATATCTTTACTGTACCAGTCACACAAATTATTTTAGTAGTTACTGTAAGAACTACTCAAAGTACTTTAAGTGACGCATACAAACGACTTATTGAAAGTACACTAGAAACTAAATTTAATTCTCTAGAAATCGATGAACCTATAAGACTTTTTGCTTTACAAAATGAACTTTATAAAGCTGATCTTGAATCAGGAGTTGGTCTAGTTGCTACTGGCGGAATCACGGTAGCTGCAAAAACAATTTCAGGCACACCAATTAATGCTGGAAATTTAGGCGAAGTATACCCGGTTTCTGGGGGTATTTTAGCCTTAAATGACGTTGAGTTTGCCTAATGAGTTACTTTAATAGAAAGTCTGTTGAGTATAGTAATCTTATACCAATAGTTTTTAATACTTTAATTAGTTTAATTCCAAAAGTATCTGGTTGGTACGGAAATAGTGTTAGTAAAGTAATTACAAGTAATACTAGTCTAAAAGCAACATCTGTATCAAGTGCTATTTTTATTTCAATTGCTACAGGACTAGCAAGCTGGCTTGCTGCTATAAAAGATCTTAAGCACTCTATGTTTATTAAGGGCGAAAGCCCATTAGGCGATCGTTGGGTCAGTCATCTTAGAAATACATACAAAGATTATGGAATTAATCCAGATGCTGATGGTCGTAGCTGGGAGAATACTTTAACAGATAGTGCTGAATACTCTAGTAGATTAGATGGTTATGCAAACGCACTTGTAGCTTTATTTACAAAACAAAACGTAACCATTGATGCTATACAAAAAACAATTACAAAACTTTTACCTGGCGGTACCTCTGTTACGGTTATAGAGCCTTTTAAGTTAATCAAGGCTTGGCCCTCTGCTAGGTCGTATAAACCTAGAAAACTTGAAACTGAAAGTGATGTAGAGTACTTTGATAGACTATCAGCCTATAATAAAAAGTACAAAGAGTTAAGTAAGTTACAATTGGGCACCCCCAGTGCCAAGCCAAATACTTACTACCCTGTACCTGTTACAGGTAATGCGCCACTAACAGACTCTACCTTTGAAAGTAGTTCTAACGATCCTAAAAAAATCGAACGAATTAATGCCCTCAAAACCGATTTAGGAAGCTATACTAATCTAGGTAGAACTGGTTCAAGAGTTTTTCCATCTTCTAGGCATCAGGGTGGTAAACTAGAAATAGTTATATCTAACCTTCAGGAATCAGGTCAACAAATTGTAGATGTACTAACAACGATTAAAGCTGCTGGCGTATACATAGACGTAAAAAGTCAACTGTTTTTAGGAAAACCACAAGAGACACCAGCTACTGTTAGTTTTGTACAAACTGAGTGGGATTTAGAGTTTACAGGTAAGGCAACTACTACGCGTAGTGCAGGGTATCACCAGGTATAAAATGGCTACACTTCATATTAGCGGCAAAGCTAAAAAAGCTATGAATTACGCTGATGCTTCTATGCCTATGTACATGCTTTTTAGCACACAAGCAGATGCTGAATCTTCTAGTTTAGTTATTAATACAAATAACTTAGTTGGGGCTGCTCGAGTTACAAAGCGAGAGATACTTGGACCCGTTGTCGATGGGCAGCTTACTGTAAGTTATGGTGATAAAAACTATAAAGTTCTTACAGGAAGTATTAGTGATATTTCAACTGGTAATGTTACAAGCGTATATTTTGAAGCTCCACTTACAACTGATAGTGTTGCAGCTCAAACAAATGTTATTTACATTATTCTTGTAAGCCATCTGCAAGGGATTAGTGTTACTGCTTCTAACGTCTCTGCTACGGATATTAAAGCTGCAGGAGTTAATTACATAATTGAAGCCGTACATAAAAGTAGTGGAATTACCGTTACAAACGGTGTTTCTAAAACCGTTGGAATGATTATTGATGTGTAAGTGTAGGTAAAATAATATGCCTTTTACCCCAGATAGCGGTTATTACAATAGATACAGTAAATCCAAAAACTTTTTTGAATGGCGAAATATTGCTGGTGAAGTTCCGCAGTCTGCAGAACTAAACGAGATTCAGTCGCTTGCTAAAGATCTTGTACAACGTACAGGTGATAGTTTTTTACAAAACGGCGACGTTGTTTCTGGGATGTTTTTAACTAGGTTAGGTGAAGATAGTAAAACTTTTGATTCAGAGTCTTTACCAGTTGTAACTTACAATACAGAGGGTTCAGGAAAAATCTGGATTGATGGGGTTGTACACGAAGTTTCTGAAAAAGTTACAGGTTTAGCTGTTCCAAAGAGTAAAAATGATGTACCACTATGGGGCTTTTTAGGAGTTTATCTAAGAAAAGAAGTAGTACAGTCTGCTTCAGATGCTAGCTTATACGACCCTGCAATTAGTGATATAAACGGTACAGCTTTAGGGTTACCTGGTGCTAATAGACTTAAAGTCACGCCTATTTGGGTTGCTGGTACGCTTTCTGTATCAGACTTTGATGATAAAAAAATTAATAATTTAGGTGGAATAACTAACGATCCTAACACTGCTGCAAGCCTTGTTTTTAATATTGATACTACTGAAAGCATCTCTTCAGATTGTGTGTATAACGCAAAAGTTACATTACCACCAGCGGTTACTGGTGCAACACTACTAAAGATTTTTTCTAAAGAAAGTAAGACTATCACACCAGGTTCAAAAATAAAGTTTTCAGTTAAAGTAGTAAATCCAGGTAATGGTAATACAATTTCAGTTCGTCCACAGCTTTTTATTAGTAGTTCTTCGCTTGTACCTAATAACAGCAATCCTTCAACAAGTTTAACCGCTGGAACAGCATCTAATATATCTCTAGAAATTACACCAGATATTTTAACTAGTTTGGGGGTAGGTTCTAGTACACCACTTAACATTGGTTTAGAAATTACTAGTAATAGTTCAATCAGTACAGGGATAGAAATTTATATTTCCGACTTGCACTTACTTTATAAGAATGAAGAACGTAAACCTAAGTACAAACAGTTTGTAACTGCATCTGGATCAGCTTACAGTAGTTTTGTTGTTGGTCCTTCTAGTTATATTAGTCATGGTAATTTTACTAATAATAGTTTTACTAGTTTAAATGGTACACTACTATCTAATCAAGTAATTCCAGCTATTGTTAGTGATAATTTAGATTACATTATTAGAGATACTGACTTAAACGATACAATTGAATCTGCTTTTATTGAAGAATACGGGGTATCAAAAGAAGATGCCCTTACAAGAATTTATCCAGTACACATTACTTATAATGGAGAAATTATTTCAAGCCTACCAAACCGAGAATACACAAAACTAACAGATTCATTTTTATCTGAACGTCTTAGTAATGTTGTTAGTAGCTCAGTAATTGAGGGTCTTGAAGTTTCTCAAATTAGTGGTCAAAGCCATAAAGTTCAAGTAAGTCCTGGTAATGCATTTGTAAAAGGAAGGCTGTTTTTAGGAATTAATCCAGAAGTTGGTACGAGTAATAATAGAAATCAATCTAGTAAAACAGTTACTATTTACCCAGAAAACAATAATACGGTTACATTAACAACCCCAGAAATTACTGCTTTTACAACTGGTGTACATAAAGTTACTTTTGGTACATTTATATCTATAGATGGTGCTTCAGCACTATCACTTTTTAAAGAAACTATTACCTATACTGGTAATTCAAATGTATATGGTGAAGGTGTCCATCTTGGTGATGATGCTTCAATACCTATTGCAGACCTCGAACTACTAGGTGTTCCAAACGTATCAGAAATTGTAAAAATTAGTGATAATACGAGAGTTTATGAACGCGGTCTAGATTGGGATATTGTATTCAGAACACAAATAGTTAATAATTTACCAGTTAAAAGAGCAGTAATTGGGTGGTACTATAAGCCGCTAGTATTTCAGAAAAATACTATTGTCCGTAGAGCCTCTATTAGACCACAAGTAGGTACAGCTTTAACAGTTTTATATACTGCTACAGTTGACCTTACTTTACCGCCAACTCTAAATTCTCAGTTAACTTATGATACAAGTGAAGAATTTAATACAGGATTTAAATTAACAACTTCAAAAGAACCTACTACATCTAATATTCTTTTATCTAGTTGGAGTAATCCAAATAGTAATACAATTAATGGCCCGTACTTATCTTTTAGTCAGGGTGATGTAAGTTTTAGAAGCTCCATCATAGTTTACAAATATACTGGAAGTCAAATAACAAAATATATTGTTTATTTTTCAGGTAATGTTCGAGAAGATGGTCCTGACGGGAGTCTAGGTTATCAGCTACTTGGGAATGCGTCTGACTTAGGTGAAACTGCAGCACTCACAGCTTTACAGGAAAATAATAAACTACCTCTTGCTCTAGTTACTGTACCAATTAACAGTGCAAATGACATTAAGCAATACCGGTTTAGGCTTACAAACGTCGTAGAACAACAACAAATTAATGATCAAATTTCTGATCTTTTAAAGATCTTACCAGCGTTAATTACACAAAATATTTTATCTGGAGATGTTAGCAATACCATTACTTACGCTAATTCAGCTGAATTGGCAGCTGAACCTACAAGAGTAGATACACTTACTTGGGTTGTAGATGGTAATGCGTTTCCCGCACTTGAAGATTATAAAGTAGAAGTAAAGTACAGCTATTTTGGTGATAGTTTAACTACTACTTATACTGCTCAAGGATTTGTAGATACACCGCAAGAGTATGTAGATGCAGGTCTTTTACGCGGTATGGTAGTAACTATAAAAGATAACGCTGATAACATACGTAAAAAATTACTAATTGTTATTTCTTATACTGCGACTGCATTCCAGAATAATCCTCAAATTAGTGATATTGAAACGCATGTGTTATAGAGGTTAGGGCATGTCTTATACTGTACTAAACTCTCCCCAGGGTACTGTAAAGCTTGAGCTAGATAAAAATTATATAGATCAAATTAGTAACCCTAATCAGCTTGTTAATGATCTTGCAGCTTGTGTAGAAAAGCTTAAGTTTTTAACAGGTAACTTTCCTGGAAATCACGCAAGCCGGCAAACTACTTTATCAAGCCTTACATTTAGACAGGCAGGCGCAGCTGACCAAGAGTTTACTGCTAACCAGGTTGCTGTCTGGAGCCCTTTAGAAGGCCTTATAAAGCTTAACATTGACTACTTACCTGATTTGATTAAAGCTTTCAATACTAGTGGCTATGTTATTGAACTAGTAGAAGCTTTGGGATTAGCAGCTTTAAGCTACCAGGCTAAAGACCCCTATGCGCTCTCTGAGACCTCTGTACAAGTTCTTGGTCGTGGGGCGTTCTACTATGGAATAGCTCGTGCAGTGGGCTTCTACAGCCTCTCAGAAGCTCCTGTAGTGTCATCATTACATAACCCGAGTGTTAGATTTAGTGTTGAAGAGATGTTGGGTTTGGAGCTTGTTAGGTGTTACCGTAAGCAACGTTTGGGATTTAACGGTAATGAGTTACTGCTTCTTGAGGGTTTTGAAACTCAGCCTGAACCAGATATTTCGTATGGATTTCTTTTAGAGCTAGTAAATATTTTTGCTGATTGGGAAGGGCTACGCGAAGTACTAACTATTGATGTACCAAAATTATATAAAGAAAAATACAATATAAAAGATTTTTCTCGAAACTACTTAGAAGAATACAATGATTTTATTTTAAACTTGTCGCTTCGTTACAAGTTAAACTTAAGTGGGCTCTTAAACACTTGGGGGTTTATTACTAACCTTGTTCTTGATACCTTGCCTGAACAATTTCCTGTTGTGGCAGCAGGCCAACCTATTACTGTAAGTGAGCGTTTACTTAGTAAAGTAGGTAGAGAGGTCGTAGACCGTGAAGTTCAAGCACAGTACTTACCGAGTATTAGTTTAGGTGGATTTGATTCTTTTGGTTTGACAGTTTCTACAGGTAGTGCATTAGTATTAATAGACCCAAGCCCAACGGATTCGGTGTCATTTAAGGATTTAAATTGTGTACTGCTAGGTACACCTGAATCTAATGGCCCCAACCCGGTTTATAAAATTCCTTATAACCTTGGTGATGTTAATCCAAGAGGACATACACTGCTTGTACCAGAATACGAGGGATCAGCTGCACAGTCTGTATTATTTGAGTACTTGAATAAAGATTTACAGTCTTTATCAAATCTTGTTATAGCTAAAGTAATTTATTTAGGTACTTTACAAAAGTACTTTCCTACAATTATGCGCTGGGGTACTAACGAAGCTCAGTCTGAGTTTACGTTTCAGCCTTCAACTGCAACAGAAGTACCTGTTACAACTTATGCTGTAATTAGTAAAAATAAGTTTGGATACAACTATATTTTTAATGGTAATACAGCTATTTGCCAAATTATTTCTATAGAAGTAACACCAACAGATTCTTATCAAGATGATGATGATGACACTGTTTATACCCCAGGTGGAACTGTAACTCGAGTAAGTTCAGTTACAACATACAGAGAAAGTACTGGATTAACTTCTAAAGAATTTGTAGAAGACTTTGTTGTTAAAGATTCTAGTGGAAATGCTGTTTATTCTTTTGAAACTGTAATTCCAAAAGAAACTGAACCAAATCTTTGGGTTGCTCGTGAAAGGCCGCCAAGTAATTTACGTGATTCAAAAAATATTTTACAAAGTGTTGGTCACCCTGTTATTGCAGAAAAAATTTCTTTTGCAACACATTTGATTGCATCTAGCTTAGCTGTAGATGCAAAATTAAATTATAGGCAGTCAAATAAAGATATTATTGATACTGCTAAAAAACAATACGTAGCTTCCTTAGCACCTAGCGTACAAGTTGTTAATTTACCAATTGATTTTGTTAACAAAGTAAAAGAAGTACTTACTTATAATATTGGTAACAACCAAGAAGAAAAAATAAATTATAGGTTTACTAAACTTATAGAAGCTTATGATACTTTACTACCAAATAGTATAAAAGAAAGACTTAAAAGTATTAATAACCAGTCTTCTTATACTGCGCCAGAAGTATACGGTTTAACTATACAATATCCACCAAATACACAACTTGCCCCTGATGTTGAAAAATTTGTATCTGTAGAAAATGCATTATTAAGTTTAGCAAAAACGTCAACTAGTTTACCTGAAGATGTACGTATCCAGAATGTTGTAGATACTGCAACAAGTATAACTAATGACAGTATTAATAGAAGTATAAATAATATAGCTAGTACATCTAATAGTACAACGGTTGTTACAAAGTCTAGTGGCTTTGTAAGGTTTATAAATGATGGTTTTGCCGGATTATTTGAAACTGGGGGAGATCCACAAAATCCGTGGTCAACTCTTAATGGTACTTATTTTAATAACTTAGTGTATTTGTTTGAATCACGACCCGGACAATTCCTGCCGGTATTTAATCCTAAGGCTAATCCTAGAGCATCTGCAAAACTTATTTCTGGTTTAGTTGAAGCTAGCTTGGTTGCGTTAAAAGTTGATCCAGCTATTTCTAAAAGCGTTGAAGAAAATCTAAGTAGTGTTTTATCAAATATTGCAGATTTAGATAGACCACAAGCGACAAGTGCTTGGTTGCAGTCTGGTAATACTGTTTTACAAAAGATTTTAAACACGTATTTTCCAGGAGAGCAGGCTCAAGCATATACCGCTGTAAGTGAGTGGCTAACAAACAGACTAGTTGCCTGGGCAAATGGTGCTATATCAGGCCCGGCTCAGAGCGCAACTGATGCTTTAAATCCACCGTGTCCATGCCATGAAGAGCCAAAACCAAACTGTGATCCAGGAAAAGAGGTAGCAAAGCCTTCTGGAGACTCGAATACTACTGGCGGTCTTGTAATTAATAGTGTTACGCCAAGCAGTGGAACAGCAAATACGTCTCTAACAGTTAGTATTAAACTTAATGGTAAATTACCTCCACAAGGTAGAACTCCTTCTGGTGTAAGTATTGGTAATACTAGTGGTAGTAACATACACTATAACGACACTAATGGTACTATCACTGCAAACTTTACACTCCCAGCTACAGTTGGAGCTAAAAATGTATCTGTAAGTTTTCCTCAACCTTACCTTGGAGAGGACGTAAAGTTAACTATTACTAAGAGAAATGGTTTTACTGTTAATGGAGTTGCTGGTGGTGGCACTACTACAACTACTACTACTACTACACCCCCTGAGAGGACTTATACACCAGTTTTTAGAAAATACGCTACAGGTTTAGAGGGCGATTTACAATACAATATAGACTACGCCGGTGTAATTGCAGGTATAAACAAGTCCTATGGTTTTGAGACTATAGATAGTCCAGAACTTCAAGGATTTATAGGATATAGGTTAGGTACAACAAGTACCGTTGTACCTGTATATAATCCAACAAATGATCCAAGGTTGCTCATAGATGTAACAAATAGTCATGTAAATAGACTTACAGTAGCAGCACTTCAAAACCTTTCAATTAACTACTTACACGGATCAAACAATTACAAAGACGTAGAAATAGTTCGACGTAACCTTGATGATAAAGTTTCACAGGCTGCTGCTGCAAGATTTCATGCAGGATTAGTTACTGCTGCAGTTATTGGTGCTGCAAATAAAGCGTTTTCTACAGAGGGTTTTGCAAAAGCCAAAGATATTTTAGAGGGCTTTTCTACTGGACGTGTAAGATCTCGTACTAGTAGTGGAACAGTTCCTTTAGTGTCTAATAAAAAAATTCGAGATGCTGTTACTGCTTATAAAACTGCTTTAGACAGCGGTGATACTATTGTAGGCGCAACTTATGATGGGTACCCAATAGCTATTTTAAATACTTATATTGAGCTCCAAACTCTAGATGAGAGGGAAAAGTTTAATAAAGCTAATCCGGTTATTGCAGGAAAAAACATTTTTACTATTAATCAAGAAGCTGCTTTAAGGGGAGTTAGAAGGCCGTCACTTCCTCCTGCTGAAATGAAAATGGCTTCGGTTGCACAAATTAAATCTTTAGCAAGTAAAGAAAAGTATACGTTTGAAGTAATGCCTGCTATACGATCTTATGGCAGCTCTAGTAATCAGGGTATGCAACCTCCTGGGGCAGGTCATGGAATTTCTTGGAAATCAAGTTTGAATATTGCAAAACTAAATGTACCTGGTGGCAGACCAATTTACCAAGTAATGGGTATTAACGAAGAAGTTATTGAATTTGTAGGCTCATTCTTAGGTATGAGAAGCCTTGCAGAACAAGGTTCTCGATTTGATAGCTCACAATTTGAAGACTTACCGATTAGCGATGGTTTAACTTACAACACAAGCGCAAATTACTATAGAGCTCAACAAGAGTCTAACATTATTAGGTATATGCAGTTGTCTGGTGAAATGCTTGAGCTAACAATTAGGAGCTATGCTGGCAGTCAAAGAGACGATGAAGACCAGGGTATAGCTATTAATGTAAAGGGCTATATTCATCAGTTTCAGCGATTTATAAAATCTGATGATCGTGTTTGGTACCAAATAAGTTTTAGAATTACAGATCATTTTATGAAAAAGATAATTACAACAGCAACTGTATCTACTGGTACTCCTGGACCTCCACGTATTGGTCGTGCAGAGCCCTTTTTTCCTTTAGTTGATGAGTCTAGAAATATTACTACACTTCCAGGAACTAATATATTAAATCTTGGTATCCCTAATGCACCTAGTTCGGGATTAAGGGCTACTCGTAATCTTAAACCTAAATTACCGGCTGCTATTCGTGATCTTAAATCTAAATTACCGGCTGCTATTCCAAAACCAAGAGATATTGTTGCCACAGAAGATTCAGTAATACAGCGCCGTGAGTCTATTCCCAAAGTTAATACAAAAGATGCACTATCTACAAACTTATCTAAGTTAATTACTCGGTGGAATGGGATACTTCCTACAAATACTTCTAATAGCAGTGCTGTTCAGATGTTTAAAAACTATCGTGCTGTATCTAGTGTTTTTATAAATGATATAAAAACAAATATGCTAGCGTGGGAATCTAAAGGCAATACTACTAACTATACTAATTTTGATACATCATATTTTAGTAATGTGCACGTTCTTAAATTTTATAATGAATTCGTAAGTAATTTATCATTACTACGAACCTATATTGCTAGAGTTAGAGTTGCACATACAACCAATCCTACTTTAGAACTAGAAAAAAATAATATAGCTAATAGACTTGAAGCTGTAGCAAATGCTGTAGAAAAAATAAATAAGGAAGGATCTATAGGTACTGCTAATATGTTTGTAAATGATCCTTCAGGATTTGCTTTATATATAGATGATGTTGAAAAGTATATACCTACTATTGCTGAAGATTTTACTAACACACAGCTTAAAAAGTTTTTAGAAGATAAGAAACAAATTTTAATTGAATTAAAGCGTGCTAAAGCAACTATAACTAGTATAGGTAGTTCAAACATAGGTAAGAATGGTAATTTTAAAACAAAGTTAGAAAGTACTCTTGATAGTTGGAAATTAGCTGTAGATACTTATATTAATAAACTTAGTACAGCCGATATTTCTCACGAAGCCCACGTAATACAACGAGGGTACCAACAATTAAATGATAAATTTATAACTAATGCTAAGAGTGGTTCAAATCCGTTCTTTGCTCCCGAGAGGTTGCAAGAATATATTACATTTATTAAGACTATGGACTTAGGCTCTCCTAGAGCTAACCAAACTGATGCGGATTTATCAGCACTCAGAGCAGTACAACTTAAGGTAGTAATAGATTTACAAAGTTCACTTAAGTTATTACGTAATAGTAATATAGCTACTAGAGCTACAGGTGATTCCGGACTTAGATCAGTTGTGGGTGAATAAACACTATGCTTCAAGGACCTGATTATTACGTTGAAGATACGTTTAAATTAGTTATTGACAAACTTTTATCTGAAATACCAGATAAATCTTATATTGCAAATTTGCCATTTGATACTTTATATAAAATAATAAATCATGCAGATAAAACACACTTTGTTACTGTTAATGATTCTGAACTAAATATACCAGACATTATTGGGCCTTATAGTTTATACGACGAAAACAGGTTATTTTTATGTAGAATTAATCTGCATTCGAATATTTTTGGAGAAACCCTTGTAGAAAAAGCATACATAGACACCATGTCTTTTGGTCAAGTACTGTACTTAAGCTATGTAAGCTCAGATAATGAAGTACGCGATATTCAGGTAATGAAACTATAAAATGGCCCGAGACAAGAAAGACCAAAGCTTTGGCGGCCTGTTAGACGACATCATCTCAGAGGCGCTACAGCAAGAAGACGAACTGCTAGGACCTATTGAGTTTTGCAGGGAAATCCTGGGCATGTACCTGTTCCCTGCTCAGCGGGTCATCATGAAGTCTTTTTATGGCTTGCCGCTGGGTAAGGGTAAGTGGCTTGAATGCATCAACCCAGACGACCCTAACAGGCTTCAGAAGCTTGCCCAGTGGGGTCACGGGCCCGATGACGAGTTCGATGAGCAACTCATCATGGACAACTGGATTGCAGAAAAGAAGGCTATTTGGGTGCCTGGGCAGCGCTATAAAAACCTGTCCTTAGAATCTGGCATGGGTAGTTCCAAGTGCCTAAGTCTTGCCCTAACGTCTATCAAAGGTCGCGGATTCCTGTATCAGGATGAATATTTACCATCAAATGTTTCAGAGGAGACCATTGTTCCGCTGAGTGTTGATGTACACACTAGGTTTGGATTTAAGCGTACTGCGGCGGGTATTTCCAGACCTTCTGAGAGGGTCATAAACCTTAGGACTAGATTTGGTTACGAGGTTGGCGGTTCTGTAGTACACCCAATCCTGGTCTTTACAAAGGATGGGGAGTTTGCATGGAAAAAGCTTCCGGACGTAAAGGTCGGAGATGTTTTGTGTGTAGAGCGTAACCACGCCGGGTTTGGAACTGATAAGCCAATAGAGTTTCAACCAAAAGAGCGTAAGAGAAAGGTAAACCCCTATAAACTGCCAACACACATGTCTCCTGAACTTGGCCGTATTCTTGGTTATCTGGTTGGTGATGGCGGTGTAAACCAGTCTTCTTCTATTGTTCTGACTTCTATGGATCAATCACTAATAGAAGATTACTGCCAAATCTTTGAAAAACAGTTTGGCGTAAAACCTACTGTAAGACCTTACTTGGATAATACTAAAGTTAACTGTGTGTCTTACCATTCTGTGGTCATAAGGGACTTCTTAGAGTCTCTGAGTCTCAATCGTACAACTTCTTACACTAAGAAGATTCCCGCTGCAATAAGAACATCATCTAAAGAGACTGTGCGGCATTTCTTGCGGGGTTTGTACGACACAGATGGATTTGCCAGCTGTAGTACTACTAAGGGCAAATACGGCCTCAAGAAGCGTCTAACAGTAGGGCTTGCTTCCACTTCTGAGCAGTTACTTAAAGAAGTACAGGTATTACTACTGGGATTTGGGATTGTTTCAAGCAGAGCTTACTACACCGGTAACTACACTAAAAAAGACGGCACTACCAATAGCTATTGGACGTTACATATTTACGGTAGGAACGCACGTAGATTTTTTAATAGTATTGGTTTTGGTCTTGAACGTAAGCAAAGAATTTTAGAAGAGGCTCCTGACACTCTAGTTGATACAGTAGATAAAGTTCCTTATTTGCATACCATGCTAAAAAAGATGAAACTAAAAGAAGGAATGGTTGCAAGGGGTTCCGGTCGTGTTGACAAGTGGGGTAGTATACGCCGCCAATGCGGCGGTACTTTGCTAAGAGAGAATCCGGATAGTCAATCTGGCATAACTTATAACAAACTTCTAGAAATTATTAACTACTTCAAGGAAGTAGATGGGTGTGAAGAAGAAATCAAGTTCTTGCAAGAACTGCTCACTCAGAACCTGTTCTTTGACCCAATAACAGAAATTTGGGACACTCACGAGCCTACCTACGATATTTGCGTTCCAGAGGTTGCGGAGTTTGTGGCAAATGGAATTGTTTCTCATAACTCCTCAATTACTGGTGGTATGTCTGCTTATGAGTTTTATCGTCTTACAAAGATGGATAACCCTGGAGCTGAATTAGGCTTGATTGCAGGAGACCCTATATTTGTTCTGTCAATTGCAACAAACGAGCAGCAGGCTAAAGATACGATCTTTGCATACACAAAAGCTCGTATGGAATCCTCTGCATACTTTGGAGCAATGATTGAACGGGGTGATATTGTTGTTCAAACCACTGAAATCATCCACAGAAAAAAGAACATTATTTTCCGAGCAGGACATTCCCGAGGAGCCGGTCTTGTAGGTAAGAACCTTTGGGGCCTATTAATGGACGAGGTAAACCGATTTGCAGTTGAGCCTGGAGCTACCGTAGAGAGCTCAGGACTAGCTCTCTGGAATAACGTCGGTAAGGGTACCACGCGTTTCAAACATCGCTCTGACGGCGGCTTGAAGATTGCTATTGGATCTGCATGGCAAGAGAGTGACATGTCCGACACTCTGTGGAAACAGGTTGAAGAAGGTCGCCTGGACGCCAAAGAAATGCTGTGTTTCAGGTTGTGTACCTGGGATGTAAATCCTAATTACAGCGGTCGAGAGGATCCTCAGTTAGCTACATTCTATGCCAGCGATGTTATTGGATCTATGCGTGACTACGAGGGTGTAAGGCCTGGCGCGCAGTCTGATTTCTTCAACAAAGAAATCGTCAATATGTACTCTGTACAGCAACCTGTTGCACAGTACGTTCAGAAGAAGATTCATACAGGACAGGGTGTTGCGCTTATTACTGAGGATCAGGCTCGTGAAATGCGGGCTGACCAATACCGAACATTTGTTGCCGTAGATTTGTATAATCTACAAGAGATGGATTTCCCAAATTTTTCGTATGCACATGCAGACCCCGGTTTAAAGAAGGACAGTTTTGGTTTTGCGTGTGGGCATGGTGAGCCTGATCCAGACGGTAAAGGGCTAATCGCTGTAATTGATCTGGTTTTGGAGTGGGAGCCTGAACTTGACCCAACAAATCCAAAACTAAAAATCCCCGTGAACCTTCAGGATGTAGAAGAAAACATCTTGAAAATCAGCAATGCTAGGCATGTTCGGCGCCTGAGCTTTGACCACTGGCAATCCGGTGCTGCTATTCAACGGCTTTATACACAGGGCATCATTACGGAAGAGGTCACGTTTAGTGCGCCAATCCAGCTAGCCATGTACGAAACGCTACGTCACCGACTTGATAACGGTTTGGTGCGTTTGCCAGACCCAACTTCAAGTAAGGCTGCAGCCAAGCTAAATGCTGAGCTTACAAAGTTACAGCTGCTTCACGGACGCAAGATTGATCACCCTAAGGGTAACTCTCTTGGCTGCTCAAAAGACTTAGCGGACTGTGTGGCAGCTGTGGTGTACAGGATTGCTCAAGATGAGCGGTCATACGGGCTTGGTCAGCAGGCCGGCGTAAAGATTGACGTACTTGGTGCTACAAAGCTGTCTGAGATTGAAAACAAACTTAGAGGTGCAGGTTTTCAACCAGGTAGGTCAGCGTCTAGGGTTCCTAGAAAGTGGACTTAGTAGCGATTTATAGAGATATCTACGCTATACTAGAGTCATGGTCGTTATAAAGCGATTACTAGAGTTCTGCTTAGTTTTTGTCATTGTTGGAACTTGGAGCTACCTAGTATTCGTTTCTGGTGGAAATCCTTTACCCCTGAACGAATTTGGAGATCTAATCCATGGGTTATTTGGATCTTAGTGATAAGCAGGCAAAACCTGGTAAGGCTCTAAGAGCTACCGTAGATGGTTTACCTATTACTGTTGAGTACGAGAACGATCAACGACACCTTGATCTAGGAAAGATCGAACGAGTAACTATGCACTGGTCCGTTGGGCCCTATGCTATGGCATTTGATGGCTACCACTACAATGTTGTTTTTGATGTAGCACGTAAAAAAGCACATGTTGTCAAAACACTCAAGATTAGCCAATATGGTCGTCATGCCTTTAAGGCTAATAAAAGCAATATCGGTGTTGGCTTTGCAGCGATGATGAAGACCGACCCAGATACGTTAACGGGTAAGTGCCCTATTACTGCTGAGATGCTTGATGTAGCTTCTCAGTTTGTTGCAGAGTTTATGTGTTGGCATAATCTGGACCCACGAACAAAAGACCTTACAGATCACCGTTTGGTAGATATTGAAATTGGTCGTAATCAAAAGTCTGACATTGGTAAGTATTTTCCTGACTTTAAAAACTCAGTTATCAGTAAGTACGATTCTCTTAAATCTGGCAAGTCTAAATTTAGCTATAAGGCTATTTTAGTAGACTAATATGTTCAAGCAGCAGTACGGTATTGGCGATGTAGTTCGCTTGTTCTTTAGAGAAAAGGACCAATCTGCAAATGAACGTGTTTGGGATATCTTTTTAAACTCTAAGATATTCTCAATACGAACTCGTAATGATGCTGACGACGATGGTATCTCAGCACTGACTATTACTCGTGGCACAAATACAGCAATTGACTCAATAAGCTTAGGATCAAAATTAAACATTTCTGGGCTTGTAAATGTCTTGCCCGGAAATGCTCCTAGTGCACCAAGCAACGGCGACATATGGATCACTACCGCTGGGTTGTATTATCGAGCAAACGGTACAACATTTGGTCCTTTAGGTCAGGGATTCGGAGACGGTACAGTAACCAGTGTTGGTTTATCAATGCCGTCAATTTTTACTGTTAGTGGCAGTCCTGTAACCGGTGGAGGAACTTTAAGCGTTACAGCAAATGGTACTTCAGGGGGTATTCCCTATTTCTCCAGTACCAGTACATTTGCAAGAGTTCTAGTACTGACACAATATGCTTTGTTAGTTGGCGGTGGTGCTGGAGCAGGACCTGAGCCTGTCTCTGGTTTAGGGCTATCCAATCAAGTACTCCACGGAAACGTCAGTGGGCCGCCTACATGGGGCAAGGTTGCTCTAAGTACAGACGTTGCAGGAACTTTGCCTGTTTCTAGCGGCGGTACGGGCGGAACAACACCGTCAATTGCACGCACTAATTTAGGCTTGGTCATTGGTCAAGATGTTCAAGCTTACCATCCCAATCTAACAAGTGTAGCTTCTGGAAACTACGTATCAGCTTTTAATACGCGTACTGGAGCTATTTCTCTTACATCTGGGGATGTTACAACTGCTTTGACTTTTACCCCTGAAAATGCTGCTAATAGAGGTACAGCTAGCGGTTACGCATCATTGGATGCTGACGGTAAACTACCTACGACACAGCTGCCAGATTTAGCAATTACTAATACGTTTGTTGTTGCTACAGAAGAAGCAATGTTAGCCCTTACAGCTCAAGTAGGCGATATTGTTGTTCGTACTGACATTGAAACATCGTTTGTTCTAAAGACTGCTGGAGCATCTACTTTAGCAAACTGGCAGCAAATCTTAGCTCCTAGTGGTCTTGCACAGGTTAGCGTCGCACTTGCTATGCCTACAGATGTGTTTAATGTGTCAGGATCGCCTGTAACAAGCGAAGGAACACTTACTGTTACTCTGGACACCCAGACGGCAAATACTGTCTTTGCGGGCCCCTCAACAGGCAGTGCAACTGCTCCTACATTTAGAGCTCTTGTTGCCGACGATATTCCTAATATTAGTGCCAATAAGATTACTTCAGGTACTTTACCCGTTTCTCGTGGGGGTACGGGGCTTAGTTCTGTTGGAACAGCTAATCAAATTCTAGGGGTACAGGATCCTAACTCAGGTGGACTTGAATACAAGACTCTGACTGCTGGTTCTGGTATCAGTATTACTCATGGTGCTGGTTCTATAACCATTACAAGTACTGGTAGTGGGTCCGGAACAGTAACAAGCGTTGGGTTAACTGTACCAACTGGATTATCTGTTACACCGGCATCTATTACTACAAGTGGAACCTTTGCTGTCACTTTAGCTGCAGGGTACAGTATTCCTACAACGGCTTCACAAACTAACTGGGACACCGCATACACAGACCGATTAAAGTGGGATGGTAGTTCTAGTGGCCTCACAGCTTCGACAGGCCGTACTTCTCTGGGTGCAACTACAGTAGGCAGCAACCTGTTTACTTTGACGAATCCTGGAGCAGTTTCGTTTCTTAGGCTAAACGCTAACAACACGGTTACGGCTTTAAATGCTCTAGATTTTCGTTCTGCAATTGGAGCAGGAACTGGTTCTGGTAACGGAACAGTTACAAGTGTAGGGCTTACTGTTCCTACAGGATTATCTGTAAGTCCTGCATCTATTACTAGTTCTGGAACGTTTAGTATTACTTTGGCCTCTGGTTACAGCATACCTACTACTGCATCTCAAACTAACTGGGACACAGCTTACACCGACAGGATGAAGTGGGATGGTAGCGATACAGGATTAACCGCCAGCACCGGTAGAATCTCTCTTGGTGCTAGCACTGTAGGAAGTAATATCTTTACACTTGTTAATCCCGGTGCAGTATCTTTCATGCGTATTAATGCAGATCACACAGTTGATGCATTAAGCGCAGCAAACTTTAGAACTGCTATTGGTGCTGGTAGCGGAGACGGTACAGTAACTGGTGTTACTGCTTCATCACCGCTGTCCTCTTCTGGTGGTGCGGCACCAAACATTACTTTGTCTGGTACTGTTGGCGTTTCTAATGGCGGTACTGGGTTATCTACAACACCAACCAACGGACAATTACTTATTGGTAATGGCACTGGATACACCCTGGCTAATCTAGTTGCTGGAAGCAACATTACGATTACTAACACTGCCGAGGGTATTGAGATTGCTTCTGGTGGTGGAGGCGGTGGCGGGGCTGGTGGCGGTTCCGTAACCAGCGTGGGTCTTAGTGCTCCGGCAAACATATTCAACATTGCAGGTGGCCCTGTCACGACGTCTGGAACCCTGGCCCTGACTCTGGACAACCAAAATGCGAACACCGTGTTTGCAGGACCTACAGGGGGCAGCGCAGCTGAGCCAGGATTCAGGTCCTTGGCTTCTGCAGACATTCCGGCGCTTTCCACGGACACGCTTACATCAGGTACGCTGCCTGTGGCCCGAGGTGGGACGGGTTTAAGCTCATTAGGGGCTTCAAATCAAGTCCTTAAGGTTAATAGCTCGGGCACCGCTTTAGAGTTCGCACCATCTTCTCCTCAACTAGGTTCTAACAGGCAGACGGTTTTAAGCGGCCCCCGAAATGGTTTATACGCAAGTTATCTTACAAGCGGGGCGGGACTTACCGTAGGAATTAACGGTTCTGTTACCCCAGTAGAACTGTCTTTTGCAAACGGGTTTAATAACGGGCCATTAGACTACTTTGAACAAATTACAACAAACGTATCTGGCGCATGGACACTACCGGCAAACGCCACTTCGTATCTTTACATAGAAAGAACTGACGCGAGCGCGTTAACCTACGGAAGCACCACATTACAACCCTACTATATTGATAGCAATACTTACTATACGCAGCTTGTTGTAGAAGTTTATGATTATCACTCCTCCCCGGGCACCTGGAATCACGGGGCTACCCTAAACGAAATTACATTTACTGTCAAAAAAGAAACGTCTGGCTTTGAGTCAGACCAAACGTATTTATACACTGTGTCGAGCACTGAAGCTTACGACAGTAGGATGAACGGTGTCCCCTTTTACTGGAATCACGCGAATTACTTTAATAAAAGTAATTTGAACGATGGCGCTACAGCGTACAGTGTTTCAAACAGCATTTTACTCATGTATGGTCCAACAGAGCCTAGCCCAGCAAGGCCCGGTATGGGGGACTGGGCAAGGTTTTTAATTACGTTTCCTGAGATGCCCGTAGGTGCATTAACTATGACTGTCAATATAGGGGATAGCCAGGGCCATACCCCAGTAACGGTATCAGTGTATGCAGTAACCGGTACGTACAATAAAGCACAACACTTAAACGTAAGAACAAACAGCGGACTTACGTTACTAGGAAGTGTAAGTCCCGGTGATAACGTAACAACTCCTACTACATATACTGTATTTGAAAATCTAAACACAGAGTCTCTTGTGGAGAATCGGTTTAAGTTCGACATTGCCCAGATGAAGATGTATAAGCAAGTAAGTGGTTCTTTAGTAAACACTAATGCAATTTTTGTGGGTGAAGCGACTACAAATGCCACAGGCGTAACAAATCTTGTAAACTACGCTTACCGGGGCTTTTTCGTAACGCCGAGGCAAACGCATGGTGGTAGCAACACGTCGTATAGGTTTAACCACAACCTAGGCTGCTTGCCTCTTTACTTTAGACACGTTGGTATGGTTGGTATAAGTAACCCTACAACCAATGAGTACAACGAGCCCATACACTATGCGACGAGTAGTACAGCATTCCACGGCTCTACTTTAGCGTATGTAGGAACTCTATCAGCTTATATCATGGTCCGAGGGTCAGGTGTAAGGGGTTATGTGGGTAGCTCGACAGCAGCTTTAGGTTGGGGCCGCCTAATTGTCTCGCGAGGTTGGTAATGGGTTATATTAGTGCAGAGCACGGCTTTTATTATGAGGGGGATCCAGCGTTTGGAGACCTAGAAGTACCCCAGCGTCCCCATCACACCTATGAATGGAACGGGGAGGCTTGGCTCCAAAACGTAGATCTTGCTCTTATAGAAATAAGAGAAGAACGCAAACCTTTATTGGAAGAAGCGGACCATAAGATTAATCTGCTAGAAGACCAGGGTCTTGATTCCACAGAAGTCCGCCAGTACAGGCAAGCTCTGAGAGATATGACCAATAACTTTATTGCAGGAACAGTAAACTGGCCTACTAAACCTTGGTAGAAAAATGACTGAAGAAGAAAAGCAGCACATCAAGAACATTGATAACAAAATTTTCTTGATGTTCGGGGTAATTGCTTCTGTCATTACAATACTTCTTGCTACTGTTGCTTTACTACTTGATGTTCACTGGAGCTTCATCTTGGGTATTGGGCTACTTGTAGGTATCATGGTTTCAAAAGCGCATAACTGGCTTACAAGTAAGCTTGCTTTGAAGTACAACCTTGAAACCGAAGACAGTCTTGTTGAAAGACCCTTCAAAACAAAACCAAAATCAAAGACTGAATTGATTGTCTACATTGAACCGGAACCCGCAAAGGACCCATGGATTCACGACGATGATCCCAACGACTATAAGTAGTTATAGTCAGTATTTATAAACTATAGTATTATCTAGATAGGTAATAAAACTAGCCCGGAGGCTTTATCATGCTAAACGAAGCAGTTGAACAGACTGAGAAAGAGCTGCAAGCTAATCTTGCAAATAAGGCTGAGCTTCTTGAAACTCTAGAACAAGTCAACAAGAACTTAGAACAGGTCAATAAAAAGATTGAACACGGCAGAATTATTCTGCAGGTTCTTAAGTTTGCTGAAGAATCTACAAATAAATCTGCTGAAGTACAGGCAGAATCTGCTGAAAAATAAAGAAAGGTAAGCCCCGGTAAACCGGGGCTTTCTTATGACTTCAAAAGTATTTTTAAAATATCTGTATTTCTCAACTGTTATCTGGCTTCTATTTATTACATTTGTTTTTTATTTTGTAGTTGGTGTGTTTGGTGCACCCGGGTGGTTTTCACCAGCAGTTGGACTTGGATCAGTGTTACTAGCTAGTTTTTGTTATTTCTTGCTAGTTTTATACATTAATTATTATAAGCTTTAAGAATTGTTTTTACGATCTCAGATCGTACTACGTCGGTAACAGCAAATCTAAAGATTGAAATTTCGCTGTTACCTTCAAACCTTGTAAGATCTCGAATACAAGACTCTTCAACAGGAATATCACACTGGTGTGGATCTATTGTTACTACGGCTGTACAGTTTTCACCGATTCGGGTTAGAGCCATCTTGAGCTGTGCTGGCGTAGCATTTTGCATCTCGTCCATGATATATACAGCATCTTCAATGGTTCGACCACGTAGGTAAGTAAGGCTTGTAATTTCAATAATGCCTTCTCGCATGAGAGCATCAAGCTGAGGCTTACCAAGAATTTTCTCAAATGCATCAAGTACTGGGCGTAAATAAGGGGCCATCTTTTCAGATAGGCCCCCGGTAAGATAACCGATTGAGTCGCCCGCTTCTACTGCTGGTCGTACAGCAACAATCTTTTTGATTTCACCGCGACGAAGCATGTCTACGGCATAGACAACTGGCAAGAATGTTTTACCGGTTCCTGCAGGCCCAATTAAAAATGTAAGGTCGTAGTCTTCAATTAAGTTCAAGACTACTTTTTGGTTTACGCGAGGTGTAACTTGTACACACTTCAAGCGTCTAAGATTTATTTTTTGTGGATTAGGAATATCATCATCGTCCCTGAACCGCGAAGAAGATGGTCTACCTTCATTATGACGCTGGCTAGAACGATTTGAATTTTTCTGTGCCACTTTTATACCCTTTTACGACAAGACCCATAATAAAAGTGTAACCGATGAAGGGCTTTTATACCCCTCATCGGTTACTGTTTGGTCATGTTTTATTAGCTACATTTGCTAGTAAAGCACCGAGGACAAAACATGCAGCCCTCAGAGAATACCAAGGTACCTCCGCATTCTGCACACTCTGGGCTGTGACCTAAGTCACGTACTGGATCTAGGCTTACTGGTGTGTTTACAACAGGTGCACTGGGTACACGGTGCTCTTTATATAGAACACCTACCTGTTCTAATTGTGGTTCAGGCTGTGAACTTGTTACACCGAGTGTTTCTGGGCTCGCTTCAAGTACCTTACCAATAGCATCAGGGATGCTAAGGGTTTGCTTAGGACCAAAGCCATTTGGGCTACCACCACGAATACCGCGGAGGCTTTGGCTTAGATCTTCAACAGGTGTATGGTGCTTGAGTGCAACTGAGATAAGGCGACCAATAGCTTCTACGAGAGAGCTAAGGACACCCCCACCCTTACCAAGATTTGCTAGGACTTCACGAACACCCTGTGAGTCATAGTTTACTTGGACGTATAGCTTGCCCTGTTCTGTTTCGATACGGTCGTTGAATCCAAAGAGCCTGTTAGGACGCTCACGGGGTTCGTGAACCTTCATGACCTTTTCTACAAGCTCAATGATGCTGGTTTCATCTGCACTGGAAAGCCCAGTTGATTCTGGTGTAGCTGGAGCACTCGTAACTGCTAGGGGCTGGAACTGGCGGCTGTTATTACGGTAGATAGTTACACCCTTGCAGTTGGTCTTGAGAGCAAGATCATAAACACGTGCTGTTTCTTCGACTGTATAGTTCTCAGGAGCGTTTACAGTCTTGGAAATTGCACTGTCACAGTACTTCTGTAAGGCAGCCTGCATGAGTACATGATCTTCTGGAGAAATATCCCCAGCGGTTACAAATACTTGTGCGAGTGGTTCTAGTTCTGCAGGTAGTCCAGGAACCCTGGCCAATGCATTGATTAGTGAGCCTTCATTCTTGGTTACTTCTTCTAGTACATGATTCTTGACCTCTGCAGAAAGTCCAAGATTATCTAGAGCCGCCAAGAAAATCTTGTCGGTTTCAATCATCTGGGTTTCTGCCTGGAATCGCTTGAATGCAAGTGCAAACAATGGCTCACAACCACCGCTTGTGTCAGCAACCATGGAGATAGTGCCTGTAGGTGCAATTGTTGTAGTTGTGCTGTTACGAATACCGTGTTGTTCAATCTGGTTTAGTACCTGCAAGTACCCATCACTAATCTCTTCCATCCCAGACTCCAGAGCGCGATTTGAACGCTCCTGAAGATCCTTGCGGAAGAATTCCATGGACTCGTCAAGATTATCCATGAAATAGGGATAAGCACCCCTCTCGCGTGCCAGCTCCGTGGAGGCAGCCTTTGAGTGAAGGTCAATAAATGCATAGACATGTTCAGCCATGGCACGACCCTCTGAGCTGTTGTAAGCAATGTTTAGCTTACAAAGCATTCGGGCAAGCCCCATGATACCTAAACCAAGCTTACGAGTCTTAAGGGTTGTTTCACGAATTTCAGGAACCCGTGGAACATACTCGTTTGCATCAACAACGTCATCCATGAATTGCGTTGCAAGCCAAACAGCTTCTTGAAGCTTTTCGTCATCAAGAAACGGCTTGTTATCTTCTCCATAGGAAACCATGTTATCTAGAGTGATAGACCCTAGATTGCAGGATTCATAAGGATTTAGGGGCTGTTCCCCGCAGTTTGCAGAAAGGATTGCGTCATTTTCACCACACATTACAAAGTAACGGTGGGTATCATCTACTGTTCCGTTGTAAACATCAGCAGTTTTTTCTAGCTTGGTGATTGATACAACTTTATGGTTTGCTACCGCTTCTTTTGATCCAGGTCGTACCCAGCCAAGACGCTTCATTACAGTGTACTTGCTACACCCAGTAACCTTGGCAATGTCCTTATAGGACATTCCTGAAGCTCTTAGTGCTTCAAGTTCCTGGTCGTCGATGTCTGTGCGATACCTGCCATTGTCTTGTCCAGCAGTAGGTCTACCAAAAAGAGGATTTCTTTCATCCCAAACACCTGACATTGGATTATTGATACCAAGCATGTGTTCGCTGTTGTGCTGAGATGCCAAAATAATTTCTAGATTATCTGGAAGGTTATTAATATTATTATTGTCAATATGGTGGCAATGCTCAGTTGGGTAGCTAGGCCTACGACCACTATTCCAAGATACTACTACGTGATGTTCCATAGGAGTATCAACACCGTTTGTAAGTCGTAGATAACCCTTGCTACTAGCGCTATACCGGTAAACACTACCCAGTGATACGCCAATTTCCAGGTCCTTTGCCATGACCTTGTTACCGTTCTTGAGGTAGAGATTGTGGTTAGGTGTAAGCTCAAGAACAGTCCCATCATCAAGGGTTACGGCCAAGATCTCAGCGTTATTTTTTGTCAGTCGGGGATTACGCATCATCTTGAATACCAGCTGGTTGTTGGCATCCTGTGACAGTACAGGAATATCTTCCCCGGAGCTAGCTAGTTCAGCAAATGTCTTGGGACCATAAATGGTCCAGACCTTTGTATCACCAGTCCAGCACGGATTGGTTGCTTCGTAGGGACCAAGCTTAGGCGTAGGATTATGCTTATTCATGCGATCCAGAAATACAATTCCTGGTTCACCGGTACTGTGGGCGCGGGTGATAATACGATTCCAAACGTCCTTTGCACGAAGCTTACTGCCGGTTGGACCATCAGCAGGGTCAACAAGTTCAAACTCTTCGTCAGCATCCAGGGCCTTTAAAAAGTCGTCTGTAACGCCAACACTAACATTGAAATTTGTAAGCTTGGTAAGGTCCTGCTTGTAGTCAATAAACTCAAGAATATCGGGATGATCAACCCGTAGTATGCCCATCTGGGCTCCGCGACGAGTGTTGTGCGATACAAATCCATTTGCAAGGTAGGTATGGTTGTCTTCGACACAAAGGTCCAAGGTTAGAACCTTACCGCCCTCTTCGATGGACTTTACAGACCAGTAGTACTCGTTGTAGTTAGATTCATTTCCGATTCCAAGACGGTCTAGTGAAGAAGCCTTAAGCAT